CACGAACGCGCAAGGTGGCAGGGCGTTCCTTGTCAACAATAGCTGGCTGACCGACGAAGGTGTTCCCGGTCAACGAGCAGCCGCGCCCGCCGCACCAGCGCAGCCAGAACTGACCACTGGGCAAAATCTCTATCGGAGTGTGCGCCCGTTTATTGCCCCGACTCTTGAGGCGTTCGGTGCTGTTACTGGTGGTCTTGTCGGCGGCGGTGCTGGAACGGTTCTCGGCCCCGTCGGCACGGCCACTGGTGCCGTGGGTGGTGCCGGTCTTGGCTACGGCATGGCTAAAGAACTGCTGGAACTTGGCGATGTGTACTTGGGCGGCAAACCCCGGCGTCAGGGTGCTGCTCAAGTTGTTGAGCCAGTTCGAAACATTGTCGAGGGTTCCACATTCGAAGCCGGTGGTCGGGTGCTTGGCCCAGTGTTTGCCAAGGGTGTTGGCAAGGTCATGGACTTGCGGAACATCTCGACGAACAAAGCCTCCGACATTGTTCGTAACGCCCTCGGCCCTGATCTGCCCCAAGTGCTCAACGCGCTCAAGGCGTCACAGGGCACTCGGCAGAGCGCGGCGCAGGCCACTGCTCAAATTAATAGCCCGACATTTCAGGCGTTGGTTCAGCGAGCCACTGAGCGCGATCCGCGCTTCCTGCGGGCGCTGGAGCAGTCACAAGGCGAGGTGTCGCTCAACGCCCTTGCTAGGTTGGCAGGCGGCACCACGGCCACCGAGACTCGTGCGGCTAGTGATCTGGCTAAACAGACGGTTACGGACATCACGAGCCCCGCTCGTCAAGCCGCACTTACTCGTGCTAACCAAGGTCAGCGTGTGGCTGCGCTGGAGGCTGAAGCCGATCAGTTGGCTCAAGCCGCTGGTGCCAAAGTTGAGGATGTTCGCAGGCTGATTAAGGCCGGTCAGATTGCAGAAGCCAGCGCCCGTTTGGACTTGATTAAGAAGAATCTGCCGGTGGGCTTTACCAAGTACACCTACAAGGGCGAACTGGCTAAGATGGCCGACGACTGGGCATCGCAAGCCGCCGATGCATCCCTTGATCTGGGTCAAGGTGCCCGGTTTGCTCAATCGGCTGCTGACAGCCTTCGCTCTGCGGGCATCAAACCCTTGGAGGGTGACTCGCTTGTTCGCTCAATTCGGGCTTTGACCAACAACCCCGAGTTTGCTGGCAACGATATTCTGGCGGGTGCTGTTAAGACCGTTGCCGATGACATTGCCAAGTGGACAAGTCAAGGCGGCGTTATTGACGCCAAGGCACTCGATGCGATTCGCAAGAACTCTGTCAATGCCGCGATCCAACAGCTTCGCCCGGGCGTTGACGCAACCACGCAGCGCAACCTTGCCGCTGGTGTGATGACGAAGATCAAGCCCATGCTGATCGACGCGATTGAAGCGTCGGGCGGTAAGGGTTATCGCGCATACCTTGAGGAATACGCCCAAGGGATGCAAGACATCGCCAAGCAAAAGCTCACGGGTGAGGCCCAGCGTCTGTGGAAGACGGACAAGGATGCGTTTGTTCGTCTGGTTCAAGGCGAGTCGCCCGATGTGGTGGAGAAGATTCTCGGCCCCGGCAACTACAACATCGCCACCGAACTTGCAGAATACACGCTGCAAGTGCTGCAAGCTCAAGCCCAAAAACGCCTGACCGAGTTGTCAATCAAGGGACAGGTAACTGCTGGTCAAGAGGCACTCAAGCAACTGCTTCTTCAGCATACCTCGAAGTTGCGTCTACCCTCGTACCTTAGCGCCGTTGCCGCGACGACCAACAAGGCAATCTCCATCTTGGAAAACAAGATTGGCACAAAGACGATGGCAACGCTCACCGAGGCGCTCAAGACACCCGAAGGTGCCGTGAACCTTTTGGAGCGTCTGCCCGTTCAAGAGCGCAGCCGGGTGTTGCAAATCATCTCTGACCCGGCTAATCTTGCCAAGGGTTCGAAGCTGTACGCACCTCCCGGCAGAACTACATATGGTAGGCAAGCACAGGAGGCTGCTGAATTGATTCGCAGCGCAACTGCAACCACCCTCGGCTCTAATGCCTTGGCACCTACCCGTGAAACCGAAAACGCACTGGCAGAGTAATCATGGAAACAGAAATTGACCCCGTGAAGTATGGCGTCTTGTGGGAGCGCGTTCAAGCAATGGATCGCAAGGTTGACAAGATGGAACGCCAGTTGGAAGAACTCGTCGCCTTGGCAAACAAAGGCAAGGGTGGCTTCTGGATGGGTATGACGATCGCCTCGATGGCCGGTGGCGTTATCACTTGGGTAGCGGGGCACTTTAAGAGTGGCTGACCATGATCGACCCCATCACCGCGTTTGCAACAGCGCAAGCTGCGGTTGCGGGCATTCAAAAAGCACTTAAGCTCGGTAAAGACATTACCGGGTGTATCAAAGAGTTCTCGGCACTTTTTGAATCAGCCGACATCGTCAACAAGGCGGCGAACGATGCCAACGCTGGAAAGTCAGACGCGGCGCAGGCGATGGAAATCGTCATGCAGCAAAACAAGCTGCGTGAGGACATGGAGCATTTGAAGCACCAGTTAGTCTATGGCGGATACCCGGAACTCTGGACGCTTTTTCTCCAGAAGCATATGGAGATTCAAAGGGCTAGGAAGAAGAGAGAAGCAGAGGAGAAGGCGGCGAAGCTAAAGCGTAGGCAAGAAACAGCGATGTTTATCCTGTACGCCTGCATCACTGTCGGGTTTGTCTCGTTCCTGATTGGCTTTGTTTACATCATCATGCAGGTATGAGCGACGAGAAGATTAACCACAACAGCCTGATCGACAAGGTTCTCGGGTATGTGGACTCGCCGTTCAAGCTGTTTGCCATTGTGCTGATGGCCGTCTTCGCGTTCGTGGGGTACTTTGTCTGGCAGAACCAAGAGTTTCTGATCGGTGCCTACAAGGAACAAAGAAAGCTGCCCACGATTGCCGAAGACAGGGTGGAGGATGTAGCAGCGCATCTATTCAAAAACACGGATGCTGCGGTGGTTGCCATCTTCAAGGTCAATCCCGTGTTTGGAACCCGAGTGCTGTACCGGGCTTACACCAAGGACGGACGAGACAAAACCCATGAGGGGTTAGATGTCGGCCTCTTTACTGCCAACGCCGCAAACAACAGAGATGTCGTGGCGCTGATGGCAAGCGAGATTCCTTGCGGTGCGTACAAAACCGCGCAGTCTGAGATCGGTTTGTGGTATATCGAACGAGGTGTCACCTACGGGTGCCGCATCAGCGTCCCACCAGAACAGGGTAAATTTGTAGGGCAGATTACGGTAGGCTGGAAAGAAGAGCCCCCGGATGTTGACCAGTACCGTGTTCTTTTGCAGATTGCAGCAACCATGCTTTCAAGGAGCAAACAGTAATGGATTGGCTTAAACAGATCGCCCCCACTATCGCTACTGCGATGGGTGGCCCCTTGGCCGGTATGGCCGTTTCTGCAATCTCTAAGGCCATCGGTGTAGAGCCCGAGAAGGTCGGGGACATGATCTCCAACAACAAACTGACCGCCGAGCAGATCGCGCAGGTCAAGATCGCCGAGATCGAACTCCAAAAGCAAGCGCAGGAACTTGGCCTGAACTTTGAAAAGCTGTCGGTAGAAGACCGCAAATCCGCTCGGGAGATGCAGGCTACGACCCGGTCTATCGTGCCCCCGGCGCTGGCTGCGATTGTCACTGTCGGGTTCTTCGGCATCATGGTGATGATGCTGCTGGGCAAGGTGGACTCCAACAACCCCGCTATCCTGATGATGCTGGGCTCCCTCGGCACCGCATGGACAGGCATCATTGCCTACTATTTTGGAAGCTCTGCGGGGTCGCAGGCCAAGACCGATCTTCTCTCTAAGGCACCGGCAATCAAATGAACTTGACACCGCACTTTACACTCGACGAACTTACGGCCTCTGAGTCAGCCGAGCGTAACGGCTGGGACAACACCCCCAACGAGGTTGAAATGGAAAACCTCAAAAGGTTGGCCGATATGCTGGAGCAGGTTAAGGTGGTGCTGAACGGCAAACCCATTATGATCAACTCAGCTTTTCGGTCTAAGAAGGTCAATGACGCCGTAGGTAGCAAGGACACCAGCCAGCACCGACTAGGGTGCGCCGCTGACTTGCGTGTGCCCGGTATGACGCCGGACGAGGTGGTGCGAAAGGTCATTGCCAGTGACATCGGATTCGATCAAATCATTCGTGAGTTTGACCGCTGGACGCATATCAGTGTACCTAATGGCCCCGACATTGCACCCCGAAAGCAGGCTTTAATCATCGACAAGTCCGGAACAAGATTATTCGCCTAAAGGCGCAGGATCAGGTAAGTCAGCGGCAGCGCAAACGCTAGGCTGAACAGCACCACAATCACGACCCCTGTCACACTCGGCAGGTAGTCTCGCCAAGACTCAGGCTCAGACTGCTGTGGGTAACGGCACTTGATGGGTGCGACTTTGCTTT